ATATACACAACGTCGTATTGGTCGACCAAAGTCCCCGAATCGTCAACCACATTGACCGTGTTGTTCGGCGGAGTAGTTACTGTAGTGGTAAAGTCAGGAGTAGCGCTAACCGTCGTGGTTTGCGGGGTGATGTCGTTAAGGGCGGAGTCTTTGATGACTCCCAACGTCTCTTCCGCACCAACGGCCAAGTACGAGTTGGCGTTGGTGTCTTCCCAAGCCCACAGACAACGAATGATCGAACCAATCGGGTCAGTATAGTACTTCTGCCACCCACCTAATTTCTGGATAAGCCCGCCCAGAGTCTTGTCCGGGATGAATCGAACAAGCTGAGACGACGAAATACCCGCCTCGTTGAGGGCCGGTGTTTTGTTCTGATCGACGCCGGGAAGAAGCTTAACACTAGCGTGGGGCATTCATTAACCCCTCGAAGGCGTGGCGATCGGGGACGGCGACTGAGAAGTCCAACCAGTGGACTCGAATTTCTTGCGGGCTTCTTCGACAGCCGCACCCTTGAGCAGCGTCTGGTACTGCCCCTCGTAGGACTGCGCCATCTGCGGGTCATCGGACTGACGACCAAAGTTACGCTGATAAGCCGACACGTACACCATGCTAGCCATGATAAACACGTCCGGCAGATATAAGCTGATGAACGTCGTCTTATTAGTATCCGACAAGCTTGCCGGGCGGTACGTGGCTACGATCTCGACATAATACTGCTGATCGGGATAAGGTCCCACCAAGAACAGATTGTCGTTGTACGGAGCAAAATACTTAGGCATTCCGGTATATGACGAACTGCCATATACCGCGTCGAGGAATTCTTTCGACGTTGGAAGCAGCGGATTGCGGGTGCCCGCATCGGGATTACTCTGCCCCACCGGAGTGATGACGTTGATCTGCTCGCTAACGACGATCGTTCCTTCCGGAATCGTGATCTGTCGACTGCCCGTATTAAACCGATACCCCGTCACCGACGTGGAAGTGAACAAAAAGTCCAAATCGCGGTAAATGCGATTTTCCGCATACGTGATCATTTGCGGAAGAATAGTCAAAAATGCCGGATCAGTCTCTTCTACGACGGCCATGGTGGCGATTTGCGCCTTGTAGCTAGTCGTGTCGGCCACGGTGCCGTCGTAACTGAGGCCAGTAGTCATGGTTTAACTCCGAGATCCGGAAGATTTTACACTACTCTGAACCGTGGCACCAGCCATCCCGGCGAGCGTTATTCACTTTAACTCGTACAATCGTCTCATCGGTGTCGTGTACAGACCATCGAATAGGTTGCCACACTTCACACACCGCCTGATTAGTCGCGACGGTAGCCGTCGGACTTGCGCAAGCCGTCAGGAGAGACATCGACAGAATCGCCAGCATGAATCGCATCTTGAGTCCTCTTCAGAACGTCAACGGCCCCTTTGACTATAACGTCAGACGCGCCATCGGAGCGAATCTTCCAGTACAACCCGCCACCAAGCACTATTACCACGACGGCAATAGCCAAGTACTTCGCGATTGGGGTCAGTAGGAAGGGTGGTATCATGCGCCTTCTTCCTCAAGACGCTTCCTGCGCCAGTACCAGATACACAAACCCGCGACGACGATGAGAACCGGTATAAGAAAGCTAGGAGACATAAGCATTTGAGTGAGGCTCTGAAGGCTGTCACCCGTCTGCTTAATAGTGTTAGCAGCGTCATTAGCCGCTTGAGCACCCGCAAGAGTGGAAGTAATGAGGGCTGCGTTACCCTCTTTAGACTTGGCCATAGTCTTAGACGGTTTCGGTAAATCCGGCTCAACGCGGGCATCTTCATCAACCGGGGCGCTATCATCAACACCGCGCCACATTGCGGATTCCGCGCGACGACGGCGTACCAGACCGGGCAACTCTTTACCACCGCCCTTGGTCCACTTCATCAATTCCGCAGGAACGGCGTCGTACTGACCGGCGTTGAGCTTCTTAAGGAGTGTAGACTTTTCGAAATTACCAGTACCAACATTATAAACGAAGCTGGTCAGCGCATCGAACTGGTTCTGGCTGAGAGGGACCTTAACGTTGTTATTTACGCTCTGCTCATACTTGAGAAGATCGTCGTGCAGAATAGCGTTGGCTTCATCTTGGGTAATGGTCATGCCGGGGGTAACGATAGGGGAGCCCGCCATGGCAGTGTGCCCGTACCCTATTGTCCACACGTTTGCCGGACACCTATACGCCTTAAGCTTAAGACCCTCGAACTGCTTGATTAGGTTAATACCCGCGTTGGAGACTCTCATTTGTCCACCTTTTTGTCGCGGAGGTCATCGATCTTTCGAAAGATCTCAGTGCATATCTGTTTGATTTCTTGAATTTCGTATCGGAACTCGTCTTTAGCAAGATAGACTCGCGGCAATTCCGCTTCAATCTTGTGGAGGTCCGCACGCAGCTCTTTCATGGCATCCCACAATTGTCGCCCGAACCAGCCAAGCCCTGTTAGTATCGCTCCGAAAGCCAAATTGATGAGAGCTTGGTGGTCCATTGCGGGGCCTCACGGGGGAATACTTTTGGCGTATTTTACACTACCGAAGCGCTTTTTGCCATTTCGTTTTCGATAAACGACAAATTAGCCGCCAAGCGTTCATCCGTGGGCGTTTTTTCAAGAGCTAGCTTTGCCTGAGTGTGTGCGATTTCTTTAAGGCCAAGGTGCCATGCGGAAATGCTAGCCAAGTCGTGCGGCCAATGGCCCCATACTTCCGGGTCGCATGTATAGACCAAGGCGCGATCCACGATGCGAAGGGCCCGCATAGAAGCCGCAAAACACTCTTCCCAGCGACTCTGGCGGTACATGATCATTGCCAACTCGCACCAAGGCTCACGCGTGTTCGGAGCTTCACCAGCGGCCATGTAGTACCATTTCTCTGCCGTAACCGGGTCGCCAGTCTCCGCATACGACTTGCCCATCAAGCGCATAGCGTAGCAACGCTCGTTCTGCGCGCTCATGGCGTTCATATCTAAATACTTTTGAAGAGCCACCTTGGCCTCGTCCCAGCGACGATAGAAGGTCAGCTCGCGGGCGTAATAGAAGAAATGGTGCGGGTCTTTGTCGTCCTCATCCACCGCCACCTGCAACAGATCCATGTACTGGCCACGACTCTTCGTCGGGTCCGGGTGATGCGACACCAGAAGCTCACCACACCACGATCGGTGTTCTTCGACTCGCCCATCGATACGAAGGTCCTCATGGCACGGGTGGTGCCAATGGTATCCGTGGCGGGAGTGGATTTTCCGGTAAGGGAAACGAATATTGTGGCCCCAATCGAAGTAGTACCACAAATTGGTGGTCTTACCGGGAATCCACGCTTTCTCGATGTGCTCTTTCCAGCCGGGTTCTAGTAGCTCGTCCAGATCAAGAGAAATGCAAATATCCACAGACCGGGGAACAAGAGCGAGAGCAGCATTACGAGCCACATCAAATCGCCAAGGAGCGACATAGATCTCTTGAACAATCGCCCCACATTCTCGACCCAGCTCTGCTGTGCGATCAGTGCTTCCAGTGTCAGCGATAAGGATATAGTCAGCCTCTTTAGAGGACTCGCAGAACCTACGAACAAACTGTTCCTCATTCTTGCTAATAGCGTACACGCAGTACGTCAGACGGATCTCGTGCTTGGAGTAAACATACACCCCGATCTCGTTGTCAACCACGGACCAAGTGGGGACGCCGAACGTCTCCTTAAACTTCTCGTCGGTCCAATTGTCTGTGATATGTATCTCGTAGGGATTGCCCTTATATTCATCCTGCGGGTAATGACCGATCGGGATACTAACGATTATTGTATCCGCAAGGCGGCGGCACTTGTCTAGAAGTTCGCGCGCCTCTTCGACGGTCATGTGCTCAAGAACGTCACCTAGGAAGCAAACGTCGAAATGATCATCGGAGTCCCAAGACTTGACGTCTTGAATAAAGAGATGATCGTAGTGAGCGCTAAGATTATACTCTTCGATATAGGGCTCCCACACCTCCACGCCGGTCCACTTGAACTGTGGAAACATCTTGGCGTATGTACCCGCCCCGCACCCAATGTCTAGTGCGGTCGTAACGTTGGGCAGCTTTGACATAACCCAACGGATGCTGGCTTTGCCAGACTCTGAACTAAACGGCATAGGACCCCTCTCTTATGCGTATCACCAAGACCAGATAAAGGCGGCTCCGTCCCCACCGCGACCACCAGCGCCACCAGCATTTGACCCACGAGCGCCACCACCACCGCCACACCCTATTCCACCACGACCGCCAGCGCCACCAATACCACTACCACCCGCAGCCGAAGAACCACCCCCACCACCTCCACCACCAGTACCCACCAAAACTGGTTCGGTAAAAAACAACCCGTCGCCACCCTGACCACCACTGGTGCCACCACCGGTACTTGGAGTACCACCGGCAGCAGTGTATCCATATATACCAGAAGCAGCTCCACCAGACGTGGTGGCACTACTAGCGCCACCACCGCCACCACCCAAGAACCGGGTTGTTGCCGTAAAGCTAACACCCGCCACAGCACCAGTGGCACCAGCTAATGACAGGAAAATCCCAGATGCACCAAAATAATTGTTAGTCATGGCAGCGCCGCCAGTACCAGAAGCACCGCCAGTTGCGGTGAGGAGTGTGTACGACTGGTATGTCAAAGTCGTATCCGTGCCCGCAGAATCAGCCGCGCCACCAACCCCAATGGATACCGTCAAAATGTCAGGAACAAAAATGGCTGGACCAATCCAACGAACAATCGCACCCGACCCGCCACCCTGACCGGCAGTACCAGTGCTACCCGTGCGGCCCCCAGCACCCGCACCGATTAGAAGAATCATTGTCATAGCCGCACCACGCGGCTTCACCCAATCTTTTTGGGTGCCACCGCCGTAGAATTCTTGGTAATTAACGCCGGTCGGAAGCTGGATGTTAAAAAAGTCTAACATTGCATCACCACGCGATAATCACAGCCATGCCGGGACCACCCCTGCCATTAACAGTTGATCCCGTTACGTATCCCCCACCACCACAACCAACGCCGCCGTAACCACCACCAGCAGTGGAATCAGAAGCCCCACCAACACCAACTATAATCGGTTGCATAGCAGAGAAGCCCTGAAAAGTAGTTGAATTCCCGTAGTTTGCTGCTACTGTTCCGGGTGTAGCACCATTGAACCCAGCTCCACCAGACAAGAAAGTGGTCGCGCTTGCCGTAACGGACCCACCAGTAACACCAGCCTGACCAGCGATTGATTGATACAGCCCTGCCGCGCCAAGTCTCTTTAAGTTGGCCGCGCCACCACCCGCCCCAGAGTTACTTGATGTTCCCGAACTACCATTGGCGGCATCTAGGACAAGGTAAACCGTTGTGGACTTTTGCTGATAGCAGATACTGGTGTTGATGGCTGACCCAACACCCCCGACCATGACGATTAATTCGTCGGGTAAAAGAAATGCTGGAACGAGGCAGTTAGTAACCGCGCCAGACCCACCACCGCCGGGCTTTGCTGCACCAGACCCTGCACCACCGTTTCCACCCGAACCAATAAGCGTGAACCACACGAATGAGCAACCCGTGGGCTTTACCCAAGTGTAATTGTAGTTCGTACCCTGCTCCTGCCCCGTATAGATGTTAACGGTGGCGTTAGTCGGTGTTGGGTAATTGAAAGGATACGACATGTTACCAACTCGCAATCACGGCCATGCCGGGCCCACCGATGTTTCCATTAACGTACGAACCACAACCATAGGCCGTAGTTACGTTAGCAGTAAAATTAGACGGTGCGACGGCATTGATGATTGGGCTCAATTGAAACATACCAGTTCTAGTATTTACAGTATAACCGTAATTGCCAACAGATGGGGAGGCAGCGCCTCCGGGATTAAGAAATGTAGTCGTTTGTGCGGTAGAAGCAGTCGTCACACCCGCAACACCAGCAGTGAAACCGTACATACCGGCGGCAAAATACCCGTTTACCGTTGTGGCGGCAGCACCAGCAGTGCCAGTTGAAGCAGCCGCTGACATCATAGTAACGAAACTTCCGCCACTATTGCCAATTAGAAGAGTTTGACCAGACTCAATTTGGACCGCTAAAGAGTTTGGTATGCTCTTAGCCGGACCAATCCAAGTACTTACAGCGCCAGTTCCGCCGCCCTGTGTTGCGCCATCCCCCACACCCCCGGCACCCACCAAAAGGATATAAACAAACGTTGTTCCAACCGGTTTGTTCCAAGCAAACTTAGACGTTGTGCCATTAGCACCGTAGTACTGCTGAACGTCAGCGTTACTAATCCTAAACTGGCTCTGGTTGTCGCGGACAAACATTATCTGCCTTTAGGAGACGTACCAAGGCGGCACCGGGGCGTTGTCATTGACGCAAGTATACACGACCGAAGTACCGTCAGGAATTAGGGTACCATTTTCCGTGTACAACCCAATGTTGTCACCGGCGGTGTTTAGATGCACGTACCCATACGTTCCGTCTTCGAACTGAACGTAGAACCACGAGTCAGTACTACGCCACATGTTAGTAGTCCCCACCAATCGCCACTACCGAATACCCCGTACCAGCGGAGCCCGTCGACGTACCAAAGGTAACGTACAACAGGTAACTAGCGGGAAGAGCAAAGTTAAGGGGAATTTCGAGAATGCTCGTCGCCGCAGTCTGGGACAGCGTAACGGCAGTGAGCGTGATTTCGTCATAGAGCCACGTATTCGTAGCGCTGGTAGACGTGCTCGATGAAATAAAGACGCGGCACACCGTGGCGGCAGGAGAACCTACCGGACGAAAGCGAATTTTCTGCATAAACGAGCCGTTCGTGCCAGCCGTGAACAGTTTATAAAGCGTTCCCGTGCCGTCCAGTGCCGTGTTAGCAGTGGGACCCACAATAAGACCGGCATTGTTGGCCGCAACAGAGTCCGTGCGGCCAGCGATCGAGTAAATCGGGTTGGTATTCGCGGGCATTGAGTTATCCCCTTATGGCAGGATGACGTTGGTTGAAATGGCCCTCGTCAGGCCAAGCGGAGTTGTAGCAGTTCCAGTTGGCCCCGTAGCGCCAGTCGCGCCGGTGGGCCCAGCAACGGTCGACGCTGCACCAGTGGGGCCCGTAGGCCCGGTCAAGCCCGTGCTTCCGGTCAGGCCTGTGGGGCCAACAGCGCCCGTGTCGCCCGTCGGGCCCGTAGGCCCGGTCAAGCCCGTACTTCCAGTGGGGCCCGTAGGTCCGGCAGCACCCGTGTCGCCCGTGGGACCCGTAGGTCCTGTTAGGCCCGTACTTCCGGTAGGTCCTGTGGGGCCAACAGCCCCCGTTGTTCCGGTAGGTCCAGTGGGCCCGGTCAAGCCCGTGCTTCCGGTCGGGCCTGTGGGGCCAACAGCGCCCGTGTCGCCCGTCGGGCCCGTAGGTCCAGTTAGGCCCGTGCTTCCGGTCGGTCCGGTCGGCCCAACAGCGCCCGTGTCGCCGGTCGGTCCGGTGGGTCCGGTCAAGCCTGTAGCGCCGGTCGGCCCAACGCTTCCAGTTGGTCCTGTGGGGCCCGCAACCGTAGTGATCGGTCCGTTATCTACCCATGTGGACCCATTCCACACCCACAAGTGATTATTGTCTAGCGTGATATACGCGTCACCAGTTGCCCCGCCGTAAGACGACGGGTACCCCGGAAGGGCGCTGGCGGTGGACACAGTGCCTTTGTAGGTGATGCCAGCACCAGCCGGGCCTGTGCTTCCGGTCGGTCCCGTGGGACCCGCAACGGTGGAAGCGGCACCCGTCGGGCCCGTCGGGCCGGTAGAGCCGGTAGGTCCACTTGCGCCGGTCGGGCCAAGCTGCGTATACATAACCTGCTGCAGATTGGCAATGACGCCGGGCGTAACTGGCGTGGTCGGGGACGTGCCAGCGGGCAGCGTCTCAATCGACACCAAAGTGCTGTCGGCGGACCACCAAATTTCCACGTAGTCATTCGGGGCAACAGACGTACCCAAGAAGCTTAGTGTGGCTACGGCGTAACCATATTCAGTAGCACTTTTGCGAGCAGGAATGTAGTAACGAGTAGTGCTGTCCGGGTAATCTGAACCATTAAACCGAAGCCAAATGTCGGCGTAATGGATCGCATTGTCGGTGTTGCGAAGTTGCAGCGAGAATATAAGGTTATACGTGCCGGGGTTGGCAATAACCACCCTCCCCGTGCCCGACAACGAAATACCACTGGCACTAACAGTACTACCGATAGCAACCACTTGGGCAGTACCGACGGATGCGAACGCCTGATCAGTAGTGTCGTAAAACGACCCAAAGTACCCAAGAGCGCCGCCGGTGCCCGTCGCTCCGGTAGGTCCGGTCGGCCCCGTAGGTCCAGTTAGTCCCGTGCTTCCGGTCGGCCCAGTGGGACCCGCAACAGTGGACGAAGGCCCCGTGGCTCCGGTGGGTCCTGTGGCCCCCGTGGGACCCGTCGGGCCGGGTACGGTGGACGAAGCACCAGTGGCACCGGTCGGGCCCGTGGGGCCTGTTCCAGACGGTCCCGTGGGTCCGGGGATGGTCGATGACGGTCCCGTGGCCCCAATAGGTCCCGTGGGGCCCGTGGGTCCGGGGATGGTCGATGACGGTCCCGTGGCTCCGGTGGGTCCCGTGGCCCCGGTAGGTCCGGTGGACCCCGTAGGCCCGATCGGTCCGACATCGCCCGTAGGCCCGGTTGGACCAACGCCCTTAAGGTCTGCGATTTCCTGCGTCGTGGCGCGACGAGACACACCCGCCTGTACGACTTCAACCTGTTCGGTGCCGTTAAGAGACGTAGCGACGGGTAGGTTAGGAATCTGAATGTTAGTCGCCATTTAGTGGCCCCGTCTTTGGCACTTGGTTCATATTGTATGGCAAACCGGGGTCATTGTTACCCGGAGCGTTCGGGTCGGTACCGGGCTCCTGATTAAGACCATTCGGCGGTTCACCGGTCTGCTGCGTGACGCGAACCTCGTCATCCTGCGTGATACGCGTGTCGCCATTGATAATCGGCAGACCCGTAATCGGATCCACAGCATTTTGCCCCGACGTCGCGCGAGTGTTAGTTTCAGCAGTAGGAAAGTTCTGAATGCGCGGGTTCACGATAGGCATCGGGTCCGGAGGAATCACGATAGCCCGCAACTGCTGCTGCGGTTCATCATAACACGGACCACATACTAACAGACGCTTGTTAATGAGGGAAGCACCTGCCCAATCAAACTGCCAACGCAGATCGACGTGGTTATAGCGAAACCCACACCGATCGCATATAGCATGCGCTTGCGGATTACTGGAGCTAGTTCTAGCCCTACCAGATTGGGAAGCGTATCCCATAACGCCTCCTTATCTGAAGTATCCAGCGATTGTGGGAGAGATGTACTGCTGCGCAGTTTCGATGTTCTGATCCGCCGCGATCTGATAAGCTTCGTCCGCAAGCGGCTTTAGCGACACCAGAAGCTCCGGACGCCAAATCTGCGCAAGACGCGCCGCCAAACCATAAGCGAAGGCGTCAAGCCAAAGATAGGGAATCTCGACGTTTTCAGCGCTTTGCAAATTAGCGTCTTGAATGCGACGAACCCGGTAGTACTTGAGATACTGAGCACTCTGCCCATCCGGCACCGGCCAGAGAGTGACGGTCGGAGAAATCAGGCGATCGAACCAATAGGTGGTCGTAAAGCCCTGCTGATCTTTGTTAGGGTATGACGCATACTCAGTACGCGAAATTGGAAGAATAATACGATCGATGGGGTCGCCGGACCCATCATCAATGCGCATATAGGCGTCAAGAATCACCACGGTGTCGGAAGGAACGCTGTAGGTAGCCTGACCTTCAACCAGAGGAACGGTGATCAGATCAACCGCCCAAAGATTCACACCTTGGTTCGACCAACGCGACAGGAGCAGATTGGTAGCCATGCGGGCGGCTTCCATGTGCTCCTGCACGATAGACGTGTTGCGGATGCCGACCAGATTATAGGCATACAACGTCAACTCGCCAAGCGACGGATTGAACGTGTATGTGTTGCTGGTCGTCATTGGCTATCCTTAGTACGGAGCGTTGCTGAACTGCGCGACCGTCATCGTGGCCGAACCGCTGCCCGCCGTCTGCTTGAGACGGATAAACACCGGGGTGGCCGCAAGAGCGCCGGAAGCTGCCGCCGACTTGGCGACCACGTTGCTGTCTGCAGCGTTCAGCCACGTCATGCTGCCAACAGCGACGGGGTTTGTCGGGCTGTTCGGATCGTCCATCGAAGTTTCGACGGTAAAGGTAGCGGAGCCCGACACGTTGACTTGAATAACCGTCTGGGCGTTGGCCCAAGTGTCCATGCGAACCGGACGGCTGTATTTCGTCGCTGAAGAAGCGTCGGTTGTGGAAACAGTGATCGGTTGCATGTCAGCAATCCCACTTTCTGAGTGACTTGTTGATGCGGCTATCTGGGTCGTTCGCAGTCTTGGCACCAGTGAGGCTCTTTTTCATGCCTTCCATCCTAGCGCAAAAGGAACGACGGCGAGCCGCCGACATTTCGGATTTCTGAGCCTGCTCTTTGGAAACTGGCGGTTTAAGGTTGTGGCCCTCAGACCTAGCCGACGCGCGACCCCGCTCGTTAAGACCACCTTCGGGGTTCTTACCCTCTTTGCGTGTCCACGCGCCTGCCATAACCGTCTCCCAAGAGAAAAGTGGGGGCGCAAGGCCCCCACCACTATTAGAGCGAACCGTCGGTCTTGCGACCTTTGGCAGGCGTGCCGTGCTGAGCGGCAGTCCAGTCAGCGATCTTCAAGCGACCACCCGACTTACGCGGCTTGCGGCCAGCGTGAGCCATGGCGGCAGCGCCGTGAAGGCCAACCGTCTTACCACCGCGCTTACGCTCCTGAGCCTCGTCATTGACGTTGGACTGGTACGTGTAGCGCATGTTCTTCTTGCCAAGATCTTCGGCAGCTGCGTTAACGCCACCGGTAGCGCGAGTTTTACGACCCTTCATGATAGCCTCCTAGTGGCTTACGCAGTCAGATTGATTGCTTGAATGTAAGTGACAGTGATGACGCCAACGCCCGTTCCAGTATTCGTGGACTTCACGAAAATCTGGACGTCAGAACCGCCAACGTCAATCCAGTTGCCAGCGCGCGTGGCATCACTTCCGCAAACGATGTCTTGGGGGCCAAGAGTCGTCGAAAGATCGTTGTCCGCCGCGACGGCAAGCTGAGTGGCCGTGGAGTT